TAGTAAATGAAGGAGAGCCTGTCTTTTCAGTTCGGCTATAAGGTAGCTTCAGTTTTTCAAAAACTTGTGCAATCGATCTGGCTGCCCATATCTGAGTGTCTATTCCTGTTTCTATTTTTATTTGTTGCAATAAGTTTTGTTCTTTTATTGCCATTACTTTTTTTAATTGATCAGCTTTCTCTATATCTACCCGAACACCTAGGTGGCGCATATCAACTAAACAAGGAAAGAGATCAGTCTCAAGATTAAATATATCTTGAAGATCATCTTCAATAATAATTTTTTTCAAGTGATGCCATAACAATAAAGTTAGCTCAGCATCTTTCTCTGCATATCCACCTACTTCACTCGCAGGTAGTTTCCACATTTCTGCTTTAGGATCTAAACCTCTTTCTTTAGCTGCTTTAGTTAGTAAAGCTTCATTCTTACCTTGTTTTAAATAAACCCAAGACAAAGAGTTTAGTGAATATTGAAATCTATTTTCATCTATTATAGATGCTGCAATCATAGTATCTATGATTAAACCATTGATTTTTATACCTAAATTTTTTATCCAACATACGTCGTACATTGCATTGTGAAATATTTTTGTAGCAGGTGATTCGCATACATCTGTAAACCAATCTAAAACTTTTTTACGATCCATGTTTGGACCTTCACCATGTGCAATAGGAAAATATGCTTTATAACCATCTACAGCTACAGCTATACCTACAACTTCACCACTACCTTTAATGGCCCCTGAACCCAGTTTCTTTAATTCTGGATCTCTTGTCTCCAAGTCAATTGCAATTTCTTCCGCTTTTCTTAAATCAGGAAACTCTGTAGGTGTTACCCATTCTGTAGTTGGCATTAACATTATTTTTTACCTTTAGTATCTTTCAGTTTCTTTTTTTCTAATTCACAATAATGAATTATTTTATCTAAGTCTTGTATTGAAGTTCCTTTAAACAAGTAACGACATACATACTTTATAACGTTTCCTTGAAAAAAAGAAAGGTCATTCTTAGAAATAAATTCATACGGCTGTATGTGAAAATCTTTGTAGTGACTCCCACCTACCTGCTTATCTTGTGGAAACGCATCGTCAAACATATTCTTATCACTCATATTTTTCTCCTTTAAGTTATTTGTGGCAGTTGTTGATTTAACGGGTTATAAAACAAAGGGGATCGTGACCCGAACCAACGTCGCCCGCAAGAGCAAGATGCTGCCACCCACCCCATAGGAAATGTCACTACCCCATTCTGCTTACACAGTTGTGTAATTCTATAATTTGTATGCATTAACTTTCTTTTTAGCTTTTAGTTTATATAAATTATTTCTAGCACGTGTGATTCCTACATACCAAACTCTATGTTCTTCATCACTTTTGTTTTTACTTTTACGAACTGCTTTCTTAATTTTATTTGGTTGGTCTAAACAAAGTATTACATTGTCTTGTTCACCACCTTTGAATGCATGTATAGTTGATATAAATATTCTAGCAGGTAGATCTAAATCTTCTCCATTTTCCATCATTTCTTTAATGTATTCTCTATCTTCATATTCAACCTCTTTAAATGCATCAAACCAATCTAAATCTGGATCCCAATCTTCCATTTTTTTTCCAATGTATTCTTCAATATCTTTCCATTCTTTTTCATCTAATATTTTTCCTCTACACCAGGAGTTGTAATTAATATGTGCATTATATACCCTAACCTTAAAAGATTTTTCTTTCTTTGTTTGATAATATAAATTTCTTTCTCTTAATTCTTTTTTCATACTAACTAATCTACTAATAGTTCTAGTTAATATAACCCATCTTTCTGTTGTTAAATCTACATGATCTAAATTATTTATGTATTCGCATTCACCTTCATAGTCTCTTGGGTAATAATCCTTTTGTTTTCTTAATCCTTCTATTTTTTCAATAGGTATTTCTGATTGTTCTTGAACTGCTCTAGATATTCTTTTTGAATATTTTAAAACTTTTTCTTGATCAGCTTTTTGACTTATGAATCTATCTACATCTGCACCAGCCCAGGCAAAAATAGCTTGATCATCATCACCTGCTAGATAAATATCATCAGTATGTTCTTTTAGTTTATCAAATAATTTCCATTGTAATGGTGATAAATCTTGAGCTTCATCAATGAATATAACTTTAAATCTAGGTAGAGATTTTTTTTCAATTAACTGTTTTATCATGTCATTGAAATCTAATTTCTTTTTTACTCTTTTGTATTCTTTTAAATTGTCATCAATTGTTTTTAATATCTTCCATTTAATTTCTTTTTTATTATGTTCTCCTCTATCATATTCATCTCTGATACTAATATCTCTATTGATGGCTCTACCAATCATTTGAAAATATGGACTATCGCAGTTTAAATAATTAATATCTTCTTTATTATACTTGTCATAATATTTTACTTTAACACCTATCTCTTTACCTATTGTCTCATAATCTGATGGTTGCATTACTTTACCATCATTTAATTCTAATTGATCATATGCAAATGAATGTATTGTTCTAAAATAAGATAACTTGTCATTATCTGCAGGCATTCTATCTCTTGCTTCACCTGCAGCTTTTTTAGTAAATGCAAAGTATGCAATGTTATCTAAAGGGGTACCTATTCTAACATAAGCTTTAGCTCTACTAATTAGTCTATATGTTTTACCTGTACCTGGTGGTCCATAAAACTTATATATCATTATACAATTTCCTCTTCTGTAAAGTCTGCAGTCTCTTCTATATCTTCTTCTTCTTTATCAAATAAGTATATAGGTATTGATACACATCCATTAACACCTGGATATGGTTTACCGGTCTTCTTATGTTTACCAGGAAATCTTTTCTTTTTACCAAACTCTGGTTGAGGTAATGAATCATCTTTTGTATCAAACATTTTTTGAATCATGTGAGAAGTTCTTGATGAATCTTTTCTCCAACCATTTTCTTTTAATTCATTATAAAATTCATCATAAACAAAGTAAGCATACACTTCATCTTTTAAAACATTACCACTTTCAAATGATGCATAAGTTTTTGCTTGTGTACCATTTATATATTCTTTTAAATGTTTCTTTAGTATCTCCATTGGTCTGGTCCCTGGAGCCGGTTGCACTGTATCAACAGTATCTAACAAAGCATTTATCAATGCATGAAAGTCCAAAGGTTTTATAGGAGGTGGTAATACGTTTACTTGCGCCATTATCAAACTACCTAATTCTTTTTGGTCTCTAAGTTGTGTTACATTTTTTGCATGTACTACAACAGATTCACCTGTTTTGTTTTCTACTGTAAAATAATATTCAGGATCTGGTTTAAAATCTACTTTGATTAGATTAGTCATCATTGGCCAATCAATCTTTTTATCAGAGATAACACCAAATCTTCTTTTAACACATTCAGATTTAACACAAACTGGTGCAAGTAATTGATCATTACAAGTATGACCTTTTGTATCTTTCTCCCAGTTTTTTATTTTCTTTTTAATATAATCATCAGTCCAGGTTTCATTGAACTCAAAATAATTTCTACCCGCTTGTAATACTTTCTTAGCCCAATCATCAGCATATTTCTTTTTAGCAAACACCATGTAGTTATATAAAAATCTATCTCTACCATCATCCATCTTTTGTTTAGATAAAATTTCTAGACAAGGTGGACCATCTTTAAATTCTTCTGCACCACCAGTAAGTTCTATTTTAATTATGTTGTCAGATATTTCTTTTAGTTTAGTTGAAGTCATTAAATTCATTTCAACAACTTTTAAAAATAAATCTAATTTTATTTCTTGACCCGATGGATCTAAAGCAACTCTTTCAGTTTTATTAAAATATGGAAGATTAATAAAATTACCATTTACTTTTTGATCATCTGTATTGGTTCCTAGTTTAGTTTGTTTAGGAAATATTTCTGTTGTAATAGGTAGTTTAAATAAAAATAATACTTGTTCTAAAAAATCTTTTATTACTTTTGCTTTTACTGATTCTTTAGTAAATACATATAAGTGAAGTCCACCACTTTTAGATTTAATAGGTATTAATGGTAATTTTTTTTCTTGAATAGTATTTAAATAAAATTTTATATCTAAATTTTTATATACCTTAGGATCAATATCTATTGCACCAAATCTAGCTAAACCATCATCATCACAAGGTTGTATACCTATAGATTTAGTTCCATTTAAATGTTGATTATAATCTTCTTCAGTAATTAATTTACCTGACCAACCATAGTCGCCAGGATTAAATTTTAATTTACCTGTATCTGGATCTTTGTAACCATTGTTAATATTACAGAAACCAAAATTTCTTTTTAAGCCTGTAAAATATTTTATAAAGTCTTTCATAATTTCCTATGTTATGATTAATAAAGAGGCGATTTCACTCTCGCGCCATCGCCTCTCCTCTAGAGTATTCACTTAGTGAATTAGATAATCTCTTCAGTTGGTTTAGCACTCTTCTCTTCATACTTAGGTTTTGCTTGACCTTTAGACACAGACTTTTGAAGTTCTTGTGCCATTAAGTATAATTGAGCGTCAGCTTCAACAGAAACATCTAATGCTCTGTTCATTGAAGGTTTGTACACATGCCAACTTTTACTACCCGCAACTTTACCTGCAGTTTTTAAAGTATAAACTGCTGCGTATGCTGCCGGATTGTATTTACCTTTGTCATCTTGGAACCTAAGATTTTTAATCATTTGATTAATTTCTCTAGCAGGTGTTAAGTTAGATGATCTCATAGTAATTACAGCAGGTCTAGGTTCGTCACCTAAAACAACTACATAAAAGTATGCAGTCTTCTCTAAATAGTTACCATTTGATAATCTCCACTTACCATTTCTTTCCTCAACGGCATCTGAAGGTACTGACATATGGGTTGCAACAGGCGGAGCTGCTGTATCTCCCATTTCTTGCCATTCTGGATATCTTGTTTGCACGTGTGCAATTAATATATCCACACCTTTGTCACCATCTATTAATGTACCAAGACCTTTTGCATAGATCATACCAGGTTTAGAACCTTCTACGTACTTTGCATTGCTCTGATTACATTCAGGCGATAGTTGATGTAGGATTTTTAAAATCGGTGTAGATACATCATCCGATTTTATTTCTTCACTACCTTTCCCAGAATCACTTCTAAGACTGATAGTTGCCAGTGCGCCTGCACTGTTCTTCTTCTCGATAGCTGTATTAGCCATAATATAACTCCTTATATTTAGT